CATAGCAAGGATAACTGGTGTGCCTGGTGTTCTTTTAGAAGATATGGAAAAAGCAACATTTGGCAACATGGAGCAACTTAGCCAGATGTTTGTAAACTATACAATAATGCCATTGTGTGAAACAATAGAGGCAGAGTTTAATAAGAAGATATTTTTTGAGGCAGAAAAGTACAATTATTGTACACGCTTTAATCTTGATGGATTATTAAGAGGTGATATAGCAGCGAGATCATCATACTACACTACTATGCGTAATGTACTGGCGATGTCACCTAACGAAATTAGAATTAAGGAAAATATGAATCCTTACACAGGTGGAGATAGTTATGAATTGCCTCTTGCATCTAATATAAAGATAGAACCATCAAGCGATGCCATATAGTAACTATCCACAATCAGCGACTAATGCAGCAAAGAAAGCATTGCAGCATAAAGAAGATAATAGCAGTCAGTGTGGTACCAGTGTAGGCTGGACAAGAGCAAGGCAGTTAAGCGGAAGAGAATCATTAAGTGATGATGAAGTGATACGCACATATAGCTTTTTAAGTCGTGCTAAAGTGTATGACCAAGGCAAATATTTTGATGAAGATAATAATGAAATATGCGGTTCTATTATGTATGATGCTTGGGGTGGTTCAACCATGTTGCCCTGGGCAGAAAGAACGGCTAATAAAATAATGGACGAAAGGTCAAAAGAAGAAACAATGGAGAAAAGAAGTATAAATTACGAGTTTAGGGCAATGCCAGAATCTCGCACAATAGTAGGCACTGCTACAGTCTTTAACTCTGCCTATGATATGGGTTGGTATGACGAGGAGATGAGCCAAGATGTATTTATTAACTCGGACATGAGCGATGTTGTAGCATTATTTAACCATGATGCTAATATGGTTTTAGCAAGAACCAAATCTGGTACCTTAAAATTAAAGGTTACTGGTTCTGCTATGGAATATGAGTTTGAGGCACCAAATACTACTTTAGGTAATGATCTTTTAGAGATGGTTAAACGTGGTGATGTTTATCAATCATCATTTGCTTTTAGTGTAGAGGCAGAGGACTGGCAAGAAAGGGAAGGCATGAAACCTAAAAGAGTTATTCGAGGCATTAAGAAAGTATATGATGTTTCACCGGTAACTTATCCTGCTAACCCAGATACAATGGTTGCAAAAAGAGGCTACGATGCTACAAAGCAAATAGATGAAGATTTGCAAAAAGTAATTGATATATCTGTTGTATCAGAAATTAATATACAAAATGAATTACGCAGGAACGCCCTGCACTTACTTAAATTAAAAACAAAATAATGAACTCTAAATTGCTAAGAGAAAAGCGGGCTTCCGATTATGCTATAATGGAAGACTTGCAGAAGAGAGCAGCTGGCGAAGGACGTCTTATGAGTGCCGATGAATTGGCACAATGGGATGCAGCAGATGCTAACTTTAAAAATTATACAGACCAAATTTCACGCGTTGAAAGATGGAATGACATTAACACGGAGGAGAGAGGTGTTAATGCAGTTGAGCAGACAATTAATAATTTGCCAAGAGATGCAAGGGAGATTGTAAAGTCACCAGAGTATCACACAGCATTTATGAAAGCTCTTGCAAAACGTGACTTGACAAGCAATGAGCAATCAATGCTTAGAGAGATGCGTGGAACTGCAACGATTACAACTGCTGAAAGTGGATTAGCTGGTGGTTATGTCATTCCTTACCAATTCTCTTATGAGTTGGAGAAGACAATGGCTTACTACGGCCCAATGCTTAATGTATCTCGTATCATAACTACTCCACAGGCAGGTACACTGTACTGGCCAAAAGTAAATGATACTGCTACTGCAGGTTCATGGCACACTGAAGGTGGAGCGGTCACTGTACAGGACATGACCTTTACAAGAGAGACTTTCTCAGCTCACGTTTTAAACACACTTGTAAAAGTGTCTGTTGAATGGGCGAATGATGAGTTTGGTTTATTAAACACAGAGTTACCAATTATGTTAGGTGAGCGTTTAGGTCGTGGCTTAAACACCGCATTTACAACTGGTGATGGTTCTGGTAAACCAACAGGATTTAGAGACGTAGCACCATCCGGTGTTGAATCTGCATCTACTGGTGCCTTTACTGCTGCTAACTTGGTTGATCTTGTTCACTCTGTTGACATTGCTTACCGTAACTCACCATCTGCTGCATTTATGATGCATGACCAGATTTTGAGTGCAGTTAGAAAGTTAAACTTGGACACTAACAACACTACTTTGTTTCAACCATCTCTTAGAGAAGGTACACCAGATAGATTATTAGGTTATAATTTCTTTATAAACAATGATCTTCCATCTGCACAGGCTGCTGATGCAAAGATAATCTTCTTTGGAGATTGGTCTAAGTACATAATTCGCCAGGTGGCTAACAATGTCCTTGTGCCATTGCGTGAAAGGTTTATGGATGAGATGGAGTTAGGCTTCTTAATGTACACTCGTTTTGATGGTAAATTAATTCAGACTGCTGCAATTAAGCACTTGAAGAATCTGTAAATAATAGGGGATAGTAAAGGGATAGGGAGAAATCTCTATCCCTACTTAAAAATATAAAGATGGCTTGGAAAGTAACAACGGCACCTGCTAAAGAAGTTTGGACATTAAATGAAGTTAAGAATTATCTTAAAGTAGATACTTCTGCGGACGATACATTAATTACTACTTTATTGCAGTCAGCTCGTGAAGTTGCAGAGCGTTATCTTAATCAAGCGTTAATTACACAAACAATAACAGAGAAGTTAGATAGGCTTAATAAACCTACTATTTACTTATCTGTATCTCCAGTAATTGCAGTTAGCTTATTTCAATATAACGATGGAGTTAATAGCGTACAAACTTACAATTCCGCTAATTATGTTGTAGATACTTTTTTAAAGCCTGGAAGATTAGCTTTAGCATACGGTTCTACATGGCCGACATTGTATGGCAATATTAATGATGTAACAATTACATACACGGCAGGATATAGCACAGAGCCATCTGGAGTGCCAATGCAGATAAGACAGGCTGTATTAATGATGATAGCAGATGGTTACGATAATAGAGAAGATTATATAAAGAAATTACCTACGGCATCGGAGTATTTACTTGATCAATATCGCGTACAATTATTCTAATGAGATACAACAAGAAAGAAGAAATAGGAAAGTTAAGAGAAAGAATAATAGTACAGAGTGTTTCTCGTGCTATTGGTACTACTGGTTTTGGAACAGAGACATGGAGTAATTTTGCCGAGGTGTGGGCAATAGTAGATTATAAAGGAATAAACAAGGAAGAGGTAGAAGGTGGCAAGATAACAGCATTAAGCCAGGTGAGAGTTACCTGTCGAAATAGGACAGACATAAACGAGCAACAAAGAATTATCTGGATGGATAAATACTATCAAATAGAGAATCTACAGATAAGTGAAGACAATATGTATTTACATTTATTTTGTTCATTTGCTCAAAACTATGTGTAATGGGATATTTATCAGCTAAACAAATAAATCACCTTAAAGATCTTCAAAAGTCTAACTACGCAGGTAGAAGAAGTTTCCAAGGAATGTCATTAAGAGTGGTAGGTTTAGCAGATGCAGTGATTGAGTTTGCAGAGTTAATGGAGCAATGTACAGTTACTGAAAGAAGTAGAGTTATTGATTCAGCTACACCTATCGCATTAGAAATATATAAGTCAATAGTACCTGTAAGTAGTAAGCCTCACAGAATAAGCACCAATCCTTTTGGTAATAAAAAAATGCAAGGATGGGAAAAAGACGATGGTACACATTATGATGTACAGCCAGGTAATTTAAGAAAGTCTATTATTGATTTATCTAAAAATCTTGCATCATACAAAAGAGCAGTTGGAGCAATAGGGCCATTGTATAAAAGAAATACAATGAATAGAGGTATTAATAGCAGCGAAGGCACAAATGGATTTTACGCTCACATGGTTTATGGAAGTACAAGAGCATGGTATAACAAAATAGTTGTTAAAGCAAGGAATTTAAGCCGGGA